CAACCAGATTACTCAAGAGAATATATGGTAATGGCGGATGTGGCTAGAGGCGATAGTAGAGATTTCTCCGCGTTTCATGTCATAGACATAGCTACTAACACACAGGTAGCTGAATATAAAGGACAACTGCCCCCTAAAGAATTCGGATATTTTTTAGTAGGTGTGGCCGCTGACTACAATCAAGCGCTACTTATAGTTGAGAATGCAAATATAGGTTGGGCTACATTAGATGCTATTTTAGAACGTGAATACAAAAATATATATTACTCACCTAAAACAGACGCGCTAACTGTAGAGTCGTATTTTAACAAATACGAGAACAGTGATTCGGTGACACCTGGTTTTACTATGTCGCTTAGAACACGTCCTTTAGTAATAAATAAGTTTAGAGAATACGTTGGGGATAGATCCGTAACAATAAAATCTAAACGTTTGGTAGAAGAAATGAAGGTATTTATATGGCGTAACGGTCGAGCAGAAGCACAATCAGGATACAACGATGATTTAGTTATGTCATTTGGTATAGGGATGTACTTAAGAGATACGTCACTAAAATTCAGACAACAGAGTCAAGACTTAACACGAGCGGCATTAGGTGGAATTAGTAAACCATCCCCAATACAAGGAGCATATTTTGCTACCGGACGTGACAACCCATACCTTATGGATGACGGTAAAGGAGGTAAAGAAAATTTTAGTTGGATGTTAGATTAAGCTTACTTGGTTTCCTCAATATTTATACGTATATTACAACATTATGGCAGATACAAGCATATTTAAAAGATTACAACGTTTATTTTCTACAGACGTAGTAATAAGAAACGACGGTGGTAACCAAATTAAGGTTATGGACACCAATTCAGTCCAACAATCTGGTGAGTTCGCAACGAACGCATTGGTAGATAGATTTAATAGAGTTTACTCACCTAACACAACATCACTTTTTGGAGCGCAATTTAACCTGAATTACCGTTATTTAAGAACGCAAATTTACTCGGATTACGACATTATGGATACAGATGCGATAATCGCGTCTGCGCTTGATATTCTCGCTGAAGAATGCACTTTAAAGAACGATATGGGCGAGGTATTACAGATTAGAAGTAATAACGAGGACATACAAAAGACATTATATAATTTATTCTACGATATCCTAAATATTGAGTTTAATTTATTCGCATGGATTCGCCAAATGTGTAAATATGGTGATTTCTTTCTTAAATTAGAAATATCCGAAAAATTTGGTGTATATAATGTCATACCAATGTCTGCGTATCATATCGAGCGACAAGAAGGATGGGACAAAGACAACCCATTCTCTGTACGTTTCAAGTATTCAGTAGACGGATTTTACTCAGGCGGTTCAGGATACTATAGTGTGGCGGGTACAGATCCACAAAATACACCCGGTATATTCTTTGACAACTATGAAATGGCTCACTTCCGTCTATTAACAGACAACAATTATCTCCCATATGGTAGAGCATACATTGAACCAGCTCGTCGTTTATTTAAGCAATACACATTAATGGAAGATGCGATGTTGATACATCGTATATCTCGTTCTCCAGATAAACGTGTATTTTATCTTAATGTTGGTTCTATTCCACCTAATGAAGTAGAAAACTTCATGCAGAAAACTATAACCACCATGAAACGTACTCCGTTTATTGACCAAGAAACAGGCCAATATAATTTAAAGTACAACATGCAAAACTTGTTAGAGGATTTCTATATACCAGTTCGTGGTAATGACCAAGTAACTAAAATTGAGAATTTACCTGGCCTACAGTATAGTGGTATTGAGGATGTAACATACTTAAGAGATAAATTATTTGCAGCCTTAAGGGTACCTAAAGCATTTATGGGTTACGAAGCCGATTTATCAGGTAAAGCAACATTAGCTGCAGAAGATATTCGTTTTGGTCGTACTGTAGATAGAATACAACGTATTACATTATCTGAATTATATAAAATTGGTTTAGTTCACTTGTATACACAGGGGTATACGGCAGACCAATTAACAAATTTTGAACTATCGCTCACTACACCATCTATTATATACGATCAAGAACGTATAGCATTAATGAAGGAAAAAGTTAGTTTAGCTAAGGAAATACAAGAATCTAAATTACTACCTACTGACTGGATATACGATAACATATTCCATTTATCCCAAGACCTGTATTCAGAATACAGAGATATGGCATTAGAAGACGCTAAACGTGAATTCAGAATTAAACAAGTAACTGAAGAAGGTAACGATCCTAAAGTAACAGGTAAATCGTATGGCACACCACATGACTTAGCTTCACTATATGGTAAGGGCAGAATGGGAAGTAACCCAGAAAATGTACCTAGTGGATATGACGATGATTTAAAATTGGGTCGACCAGAAGAAAAATCATCTAACATTAATACTCAAGGTAACGCATTAGGAAGAGACAGATTAGGCCGCGCAGACATGAAAAATGATGACCAAGAAGGATACGGTAGAACCAACTATAAAGGCGGATCACCATTAGCTCTTGAGACAGCACAATCAGTATACCAAAAAAATAAAACATTAATTGAGGGTTTAAGTAAAGTATCGTTATTTCCTAAGGAAACAGAAAGCGTTACATTATTAGATGAGAATCAATTGAAGGAGTAGTACCCATTATATATTTATAACGAAAATCCATTGGATGAACATATCCCATTCCAAATATAAGAATACAGGCATTTTATTTGAATTGCTTGTAAGACAAATCACGGCCGACAGTTTATCGGGTAGGGATTCTAAAGCCACCCCAATCTTAAAGAAATACTTTGTTAAGACAGAACTAGGTAGAGAATATAAACTATACGAAACTCTGTTAAGTAAGAAACACTTGAGTGAGGGTAAGGCTGACATTGTGATTAATACCATAATTGAATCTTCTAAACAACTGAATAGAGGAGCACTTAAGAGACAAAAGTACAATCTTATTAAGGAAATATCTAACCACTACAGTTTAGATAGTTTCTTTAAGACTAAACTACCTAACTATAAGGCTCAAGCTGCTCTATACACGTTGATAGAGATATACAATAATGATGGTTTATCTAATCCGGACCAAATTATCTCAAACAAGATAGTATTACTCGAGACATTAACTAATAAATTAATTAACGAGAAGCAAGTTAAAGATAATTTACTAGAAGAATTTAAGTCATATGACCAAGATCTTCGTATATTAACATATAGAGTATTACTAGAAAAATTTAATGGTAAGTACGTTAATTTAAATACAAACCAGAAAACTGTACTTAAAGAATTCATCAATTCAGTAGATTCAGCACCAACATTACGTCAATTCTACAATACTAAAATTAACGAAATAAAACAATCGTTAAGTACATTAAATAAGAAAGTAGACGACAAGGCTGTTAAAATTAAGATAAATGAAGTATCTAACCTGTTAGTAGAATTAGGTAAGACAGATAATGTCAACAACGACGATTTAGTTAATTTGTTACAATATTACGAATTGTTAGAAGAACTTACCACCATACATGGACAAAAATAGCAAAATAGTAAATAATGTAGTCCGCAAACTCAAAGAAATGAGTGCTGTAGGTTCAGGTGGAGCAAGTTTCTCAACAGGAAACGGTCCACAATATGCTACTCCATTTGCATTTAATCCAGACAAGAAAGCAAAAGGTGCCCAAAGTGTGAAATACGCTTACAAGTTAGGATATAAGTTAGCGCCAAACCAACCATTAGATGAAACCAATCCAGGAGCATCGTTAGGTAAAGGTCCTAAAGCCGGACCATCAGGTGTGACGAATAACATGTACGTAAAAAAATTTGGATATAAACCAGTTAACGCTAAAAAGTTAGCTAAAAATGCCAAATGGGTAGACACAAAATATTTATGGGGAGAAGATAATATGTTATCAGAAGATACCAATGTAGAAGAATATGCTGATACATTAGGTGTTGAGAGCCCCGAACTAAAAAAATTCATAATAGGTCGTGTACTTGGATTTGACAAACTGGAAAACAAACTAAACGAATTATTACCATTGTTGCAGAAGGCAAAACAAAAGACAATGGACTCATACAAACAAAATCCAAATTTCTCTGTGATATATGGTACAGACATAGCCGCAGATTATTTGGACGACTTAATAGAAATGTTTAAAGACTAAAAAAAAATAAAATGGCAAACATACCCGTAAATTTTGGTGGTGTAATATTAACCGCAACACAATCAACAACAGGTTCATTCGCTGGAATACAGAGTTTAGGATCTGGTTCAATGAATGGAGATACAAATATAACTGGCTCAACAGTAACATTTAAATATGGAGCGGCTTTGTCTGCTACTAACACAGTTATTGAGTCAGGAGCTACTACAATAACAATTCCAGCTGGAACTATGATTCCACTGTTTATAACATCATGCAGTTTAGCTGCGGGTAGCGCACCAGTAATTTTATACACATAATAAAATAAATATACAATGACTTTACAAGACCAATACATACAAATACAAGAAGGCAGCGGTAATAAGTCCCACTTCTTAAAACAAGCTCGTTACTTGTTCCCTGAATATGTTAACCACTATAACTCATTTACTGAGACTGTTAAGATACTAAAGGGTAAAAATATACTCACGGAAAACAGAGCAGGTTTAGGCATGGTATCTACACCAAGTAACCACCTTAATAACTGGGTAAGTATATTCCAAGAATCAGTTAAAGCTGAAGAAAAGAAAGTATCTAAGGAAGTAACTGACTACCAATCTAACACATTTGACAATAAAGATGTTAAGAACATTGACAACTTATACGGTCAAACATTCTTAAACGGTTTTTACACTGAAATGCAAGATTCTAAAAACAAAGGCAAAAGTGTAGACGAACTTAAACAAATTGTAGCCAAGAACTTAGGTAAAGATTGGAACTATTACGCTAAAAATGCTCAATTTGGTATTAAGGGAATAGGATATACTAAAGAAGCTCCGGGCTTAGGCGAACCTAAACCACCAAAAGGAAAATATAAGGCATCAGGATATGGTGATTTACCTAAAAAGAAAGACTAATGAAACAAGTACTCATAGAGACCATACCATTTAAAGTATCCCCAAAACAACTTCATGAAGGTGTTAAGGCACCATCCGGTAATCCATTAGTTGAAGGTATATTAGCCACAGCCGAGGTGAAAAACGGTAATGGTAGATACTACTCTAAAGATTTATGGGAACGTGAAATAGATAAATACATGTCTTGTGTTAAGGAAAATAGAGCAACAGGTGAATTAGATCACCCAGACTCAACAATTATTTCTTTAAAAAATGTATCCCACATTATAAGAGAATTGTGGTGGGACGGAGATAAAGTAATGGGTAAACTAGAAATATTACCTACAGTATCTGGTAATATCTTAAAAGCACTCATAGAAAATAATGTCATGGTAGGTGTTTCATCTCGTGGGATGGGTAGTTTAAAAGAAATGAACGAAGGTACATTAGAGGTGCAAGACGACTTTGAACTTGTAGCTTGGGATTTTGTATCTACACCATCTAATCCAGGTTCATATATGCATCTTGTAAAAGAAGGATTAAATGAAGGTGTAGAACATCAACCGTATAAATATTTTAAAGTTAATAGTATTATTACAGATATCCTTTGCGCAAATGGCACTTGCCCTATTTTTTAATCTAACATAACTCTTCAAAATCTTAGCATATTTATAATAAAATATGGATATGCCAAAACTTTGCCCCACATGTACTCAAACTAAAGACTTAACTGAGTTCAATAAAAATAAAAATTGTAAAGATGGTTATCAACGTGAATGTAGAAAATGTTGTCATATCCATCATGATAAGCATTACCACACTAAAAAATCTCCACGTTTAAAAGAAAATTTAAAAGAAGGGCACAAAGTGTGTTCATGTTGTAAACAAGAACTACTACTAAAAAAATTTAATAAACAAAAAGGAGGAAGATTTGAAGTTAGTGGAGAATGTAAAATTTGTTTACATGCCCGAAATAAAATATGGAAAGAAAATGGTGGAAAAGAATGGGAAAACAACTGGGCTAAAAATCAAAGACAAACAAATCCCCAATGGAAACTTAAACAAGTTCTTAGAGGCAGATATTTAGACGCTCTTAAACGCCACACATCTGGAGGAAAAGTAAACAAACATCACTCCGCAATAGAATTAATAGGTTGCTCAATTGAGTTTTATAAACAATATTTAGAACAACAATTTAAACCAGATATGACTTGGGAAAATCACGGAACCGTA